AAGGAAGCAGCAGAATGATAACGATGAAGAAGGCGATTAAATCGATTAAATACTGCAGTGTGGGTGCAGTGCTTGCAATTGTTGTCAATCAATTTGGCAATGAAATCCGCACCTCACCAAACGGGTTGGCGCTTATCGGCAATGCGGAAGGGTGTGTGCAACAACCTTACCAATGCCCGAATGATGTGCTAACGGTCGGTATCGGCTCAACTGCTGCCGGTGGGCACGCGATTGAACGGCGACAATACAGCTTGCAAGAGATTGCCGGGCGTTGGGTGAACGACATCAAGATTGCCGAGCGGTGCGTCAACCGTTACGCCAACGGTGGCAATATGCCCCAAGGGGCGTTTGATGCACTTACCTCTATTACCTTTAACATTGGCTGCGTAAAGCTGCAAAATTCAACGCTATTTAAGATGGCCCGCCAAGGCTACACGCCCGCAATGTGCGACCAATTCAGCCGTTGGGTCTACTTTGCTGGTCAGCCCTCAACAGGCTTAATCAAGCGAAGAGCGCAGGAGCGAGCGTTATGTCTAAGCTAAAAATGATCACTGATGTTGTCGTTTTAATCGGGATTGCGGCACTGATAGCAACAAGCCAATATTTTATGAGTAAAGCGGAGCGACAGCAAAAACAGATCGCTGCACTCCAGCAGCAGCTTCAACAAACGGAACAACAACTCATCACCTTTAAACAGCAACAACAACAGCTATTGACGCTGCTTGAGCAACAGCAGCAACAAGCGACGAAACAAAAACAACGCATTAACGAGGTATTGCAGGATGAAAATCATAAAAGCTGGCGTGATCAGCTTGTGCCTAGCGACATTAGCCGCTTGCTCAACACCGCCAAAAGCAACGACTGAACGCTTGATTTGCCCACAAAGCCATCAATGCCGCACGCCGCTTGTCGATATCAAGACTAACGGCGATTTAGTGGCCACATTGGCAGAGGCGTTAAATACGATTGAACTTTGCAAAATTGAAAACTGGATTTTAAAGGATTGTATTAATGGATCAAATTGACAGAGCGAATGAACTCGCGCAAATGGAACGTGACGCACAAATTAAGTGGCGACAACAGCAACAACCACAGCAAAGTTTCACGCACTGTATCGATTGTGAAGAGCCTATCCCTGAAAATAGAAGAAAGTTACAGGGTGTGACACGTTGTATTGAATGCCAAACGATTTATGAACAACGGCAGCGGAATGTTAGACGATGAAAAAACCAAAACAGATTAGAGCCTTGCTGGAGCGAACCCTGCCTTATTTACGGAATAATCCGGAACGCTTACAGCTTTTTATTGACGAAGGGCAAGTGGTGGCAACCAATGCCCGTTCGTTAAGTTTTGAATACCGCTATAAACTGAATGTGATTATCACCGATTTTGATCAGGATATGGCAAGTGTGATTGTGCCGTTGTTGGCATATTTGTGCATTAATCAAAATGAGCTGTTTGATAACCCGGATCGGCGAGCGGACGGCATCCGCTTTGAGTGTGATTACATTAATAACGACACGCAAGATTTTTCGATTACGTTACGCCTGACCGAGCGTGTTAAAGTGGAGCGTCAAGCGCAACAAATGGCAGTCACGTATCTGCCGGAACCGCAGCAAGATGTTAACGGACGTGAAATAGCCGTCTATTTGCGAGATGAATTTAAAATGAAAATCACTGAAGCCGAAGCGGAGGCAGCGTGGGCGATATAGAACAGTTGGAGGCGAAGTTTAGCGCACTGATTGCCAATTTGTCAGCGTCTAAACGGCAGGCGTTAAGTCGTAACCTTGGCCGTGCATTATTGGTTTCGCAACGCCGCCGCATTGCGGCGCAACAAAATCCGGACGGCAGCCGTTACGAGCCGCGCAAACCGCAAAAAATCCGCCGGAAAAAAGGGCGTATTCGCCGCCGAGCAATGTTTGTGAAGCTCAAAACCGCACGATTTTTAAAAGTGCAAAGCAGCAGCAACGAAGTGACGGTTGGTTTTGGCGGACGTGCGTCAACCATTGCCGAAGTGCATCAATACGGCAAAGCGGTCACGATGGGCAAACGCCGAAAGCGTGTAACTTTGCCGCAACGTGAATTGTTGGGCTTTAGTGATGAGGATAGGGCATTGATTGAGGAGTTGGTTATTGAGCAGTTATCTCTTTAATCTACTGTTTACGATATTAACCAAAATAACAACCAAGATTATCGCAAAAGTTATTACTAAAGATTGGATAGGATTATCAGATAAAGAATAAATCAAAACAAAAGGCAGAGACAACACCGTGCCGATTAATAACAGAATTAATGGACCAAATAACACGAAACCGGTGATTTTGCCGATGGTATTTAGCTGTTTTGCGTATTTATTCATTATTGGTTTTAATGGCAACGCGAAAATGCCGATTGCAAGAAAAATGACATAAACAGCAATAAAAGTGGGTAATAACCGCAAAAATATATCGAAAGCAAAAGCGATTAAAACAAACGGCAAAGCGATGAAGAAGCCGATTAAATATAACAGTATTAATAACATAATGATTACTTTTCAATATGAGTGAAAATAGCTTCAATGACGATAGGGATAAACAATAGAGATAATGCAGCTTGCCATAAAGAGTTATTAATAAAATTGTAATAAATAAAAGGCGAGGCAAGCATTAAAGGGGTTAATAACGCTTGGACTTTTTCTTTACGTGTTACAGTAAATTCATATTGATCTTTCGTGCCTAAAACCATACCGAATAAAAGACCAAGCGGCACAAAAACGACACCGAAAATAACTATAAGTACACAGAAGAAAATTAATAAGATGCTAAACATAATTCAATTTCTCCTTAATTGTTTTTATCACATTATTGATATCAATATTAATAATGTCAACCAAAGCAGGGTAAAACTGTGAGCAAACTCAATTTAACTATTTTATTAAGTGCAGTAGATAAATTAACTGCGCCTTTGAAAGGCGTGCAAAAACAGCTTGATAAGTTACAAGGCAAAGTCAAGGGGGCAGCGGATGAATTAAATACATTAAAACAACAAGAAAAAACGGCGAATTCATTTAAGCGACTGAGTGATGAATTGCAGCAAAATAACCATAAATTGGTTAACGCCAAAGCTGCAGCAAAACAATTAGAACAGCAGCTAAAAAATACAGTGAACCCTACGGCAAAACTGAAAAAGCAAGTGTCAGATGCCTATAAGCAGGCTAATAAAATGGCGCAAGCACAAGAACAGCAACGAAAGAAGTTGAATAAATTACGAAAAAATTTGCGCCAAGGGGGATTTGATACTGCAAAATTTAAGGTTAGCCAGCAAAAACTTAAGGAAAAAATAGAACAATCGACGGCAGCAATTGATAAACAAAATGCAGCAATGAAAAAGCTGCAGCAAAGACAAGCTAGAAAACAGGCTTATCGAAATAATGTAGAAACCTTAAAAACAAATAGCGAGCGATTGCGCAATATGGGTCAGAAGGCAATGCTTACTGGTTCCGCAGGAAATATGGCGGCAGTGGCAATGTTAAAACCTGCGGTTGAATTTGAGCAAGCATTTTCAAAGGTGCAGGCATTAACCAGATTAGACAAAAACAATGCTGTAGATGCAGCAAAAATCAAAGCATTAAGAGATCAGGCGATTAATTTAGGGGCAACGACATCGTTTACTTCAACGGATGTCGCAGCAGGTCAAAGTTATTTAGCGATGGCAGGGTTTAATCAAGAACAGATTACGCAATCGATGCCGGCTATCCTTAATATGACAAAAGCGGCAGATATGGATATGGGGCGAGTATCGGATATTAGTTCGGATATTCTAAGCGGTTTCGGTAAAAAAGCCGAAGAGATGAACCATATTGCAGATGTATTAACCTTAACGTTTACCAGCTCCAATGTAAACCTTGAGATGCTGGGTGAATCAATGAAATATGTTGGACCTCTCGCTGCCAAAACAGGGCAAAGTTTTGAAAGTATGGCGGCAATGGTGGGATTGTTGGGAAATGTAGGGATAAAAGGATCGCAATCCGGTACAGCGTTGAGAGCTATGCTGAATAGATTATCGGGACCAACAAAAGCTGCGACTAAACAACTCAATAAATTGAGCGTCAAGACAAAAGATGCAAAAGGAAATTTGCGAGCTTTGCCGGATATATTGGCTGATATTGCGAAAAAAACTAAGAAAATGGGAAGTGCTGATCAGCTTGCTATTTTAAAAGATATTTTTGGCGAGGAAGCGGCAACAGCCGCCGCTGAATTAATTAAGCAGGCAGGCGAAAAGAATATCAGAGAATTTGATAAAAAATTAAAAGAAGCTAACGGTACAGCACAGAAAGTAGCGGAAACAATGTCAGATAACCTAATGGGGGATTTAAAAGGGCTTGATTCCGCTCGCGAAGCATTGGGAATAACTATTTTTGATGGACAATCAAACGCATTGCGAGAACTTACGCAAACCGCAACCAGTTGGTTAAGAACGGTGAATGAATGGATTAAAGCAAATCCGGAACTTACTTCAAAAATTATTAGGTGGATGGCGATTTTAGCGAGTGCGGCTACAGTAATCGGTGCGTTGAGTATTGCTTCTAGTTTTATGCTCTACCCTTTAGCAAGAATGGGGTTGGGAATTGCGAATATTACTAGACTGAACCGTGTGAACATTGAATCCTTTAAAGGGTTAATCGCAGTAATCAATAAAGCAAATGGTGCAAGTATCGCCAGTACAAGTGCGTGGTTGAATTGGCGAAAGGCAGGAAGCAATGTTTTACGTGTATTGAGATTTTTAGGAGTGACGTTATTCAAGTTGCTTAATCCTCTGACATATCTGAAGTTGGCATTTGTTTCTATTACTGGTGTTTTTAAAGGGTTATTCTTCGCTTCTCGCTTGTTGATAACCACGCCAATCGGATTGTTTATTACCGCTTTAGCTGTTGGTGCAGCATTGATTTACAAAAACTGGGAAAAAGTGCGGGCATTTTTCGGTGGATTTTGGGAAGGCTTAAAATCAGGATTAGCCCCTGTCATTGAAAAATTCAAGCCATTAGGTGATCTATTTGGTGTAGTAGTAGGCTGGATCAAAAAAGCAGTGAAATGGTTTACTGATTTGCTCTCGCCGGTGCAAAGTACGTCGAAAGATTTGGACAGTGCAGCGGCAGCAGGTAAAAAATTTGGCGAATGGATTGCTAAAGGAATTGACTTGGCAACAAAACCGTTGCAATGGCTAATGGATAGCATTAAGTGGGTTATTGATAATATGCCGTCTATTAGCAAGGATATGAAAGCAGCGAAAGAAACAAAAGAGAAGGTGCTTGATGCTGCTTATGGCAAAACAGGCGCAGCCAGAGCCGTTGTTGGGGCAATGAGCGATCCGGATCTCTACGCCACCGGCGGCTACACCGGCAACGGCGGTAAATATGATCCTGCCGGCATTGTACACCGTGGCGAGTTTGTGTTTAGCAAAGCGGCAACGTCACGATTGGGTGTGGGTTTTTTGTCCAGTTTGCACAGTGCGAAAACAGCAAAAGCCGGAATGATAGCGGCAGGGTTGGCAAGCAGTGTGGCAATGGCGCAGCCGATTAGCGTTGAAGCCAGACCGACGATTGCGGCAGTTCAACCAACGCAGCAGACTGCGCAAGCGGCACCGATGACGGTATCCATTAATATCAATGCACAGGGTGGTGATGCTAATGCTATCGCTAAAGCAGTGCGGCAAGAACTTGAGAAGGTGCAGCAACAACAGCAGGCAAGAGCACGCAGCCGTTTAGTCGGCAGAGGTTAAGGGCGAAAGCCCTTTTATTTCTCGCTTGACATTGTACAGGGTACAAATTACGATATATTCATAGGAGATAAATATGAATACAGATAAATTTATTACCTTTATCGAAACGCCGATTTTTGAAGAAGATAGAAAAGCCTTGCTTTCTGACGAGGAATATCAGGCATTTCAAGCCTATATGTTAGATAACTTTCATTTAGGTGATTTTATTCAGCATACCGGTGGTTGCCAAAAGATCAGGTGGAAATTATCAGGTAACAATAAAGGTAAAAGTGGCGGTGTAAGAATTATCTATTACTCGCTCACAGCTAAAGGAAAGTTATATTTATTGATGATGTATCCAAAGAGTGAAAAAGATAATATGAATGCCGCAGAAAAAGCGATTTTAAAAGCAATTGTTGATCAATTAAAAGGAGATTAAAAATGGATAAAAAATTATTTGATCGTTTAGTTAAAAGTGCTGAACAAATGGTTGCTATTGAAAAAGGTGAAATGCAATCTGCTCCTCATACTGTAACCACATTCCGCATTCCTGATGTGAAAAAAATCCGCGCCAACACGCATTTAAAGCAAAATGAATTTGCAGATTTATTAGGCGTAAGCACAGCATTAGTACAATCTTGGGAAACGGCTCGCCGTGTGCCGAACGGTCCGGCGTTAAAATTGCTGAACATCATTGAGCAACAGCCGCAAATTATTGATACTTTAAGAGCAATTTAACTATCAAAAAGCAAGCCTCGCTTGCTTTTTTGTTATCCTCAAATCCACATCGCAAACTGCTACCCTCTCCAACTAAATTTTCTAACAATGACGCTATTCATTAAGCTGTAATGGAGTGTTTATGTCCGCAGAAAATAACCGCAGAATTGAAAACCTGATCCGCTATGGCGTGATTGCCGAAGTGGATTGTGCTAAACGACGTGCCAGAGCAAAATCAGGCAATATTTTAACGGATTGGTTGCCGTTTTTGACTTTTCGCGCCGGAACAACCAGAAGTTGGTCACCGGTGACGGTGGGTGAACAATGTTTGATTTTGGCGGAAGGCGGTGATTTAACGACGGCAACGTTGCTCGCCGGCGTCTATAGCTTGGCTTTTGATACGCCCAGCGTAAGCCCTGATGAACACGTGATCGTGTTCGCTGATGGTGCGAGTCTTGTTTACAACCAAAAAACACACGCTTTAACGGTGAGCGGTGTTGCCACCGCAAAAATCAGCGCAAGCACCAGTGTGACGCTGGAAACGCCGGTGGTGAAATGTACGCAGGATTTGGAAGTGGCGCAAAACGTGCTGATTGGCGGTAATTTATCAATGACAGGCAAAAGCGGTGGCGGTAATGCCTCGATTAAGGGAAATGTGGATATTAAAGGCGGTGTCACCAGCGGCAGCGATGTGGTCGCCGGCGGTATTTCGTTGCAGAAACATACGCATCCGGGTGATAGCGGCGGCACAACAGGGAAAGCGCAATGAATAGTGAAAACGGCGCAATGATCATTGACGAAGTTGAGCATATTCGCCAGTCAGTACGAGATATTGTTATCACTGCTATCGGCACCAGATTGCAGCGGCGAGATTACGGCAGTTATCTTTATCAGTTGATAGATAAGCCGGTTAATCAGGCGTTGTTGTTGCAGCTGTCGGCGGTTTGTGTCAGTGCGCTGCGACGATGGGAGCCACGTATTGATATTGAGCGTTTTATGGTGAGGGTGGAGCAAAACAAAGTGGTGGCAGAGTTGTGGGCAGTGTTGAAAGGCACGCAACAGTCGCTGGTTGCATCATTGGTATTAAGAGAGGTTTAAATGTCGGAGTTAGTTGATTTATCAAAAATTCCGCAGCCGGATTTTATTGAGCCGTTAAATTTTGAAGCGATTTTTAATGCGAGAAAGGCGGCATTTTTGAATTTAATTGAAGATGAAGCACAAAAAGCGGTGTGGCAAACTCGATTGGCATTGGAAAGCGAGCCGGTGGTGATGTTATTGCAAGAAAACGCCTACCGTGAATTATTGCTTAGACAGCGTATTAACAACGGCGCGCTGTCGGTGTCGCTGGCACACGCCGCCGGTGCGGATCTGGATGCGGTTGCTGCCAATTACAATGTAGCTCGTCTGGTGGTGCAGCAGGCGGACAACAGTGTTGAGCCGCCGATTGCGGAAATTTTAGAAAGCGATG